GTCGGTCATAGCTGCCGGCTACGAGGGAACGCCCACCATGTACGCATGGGATGGCGCGGATCTGCGCTTTGACGGCGGCGGCGATGTTCAGGGCGTGCTGTATGTGCGCATCCCGGCCCTGCAGACCGCCACGACCAACTGGGTTAGCGAAGGCCCCTGGAGCCTGTACCTGTTCGGCGCGCTCATGGAGGCTGCGCTGTACGTCAAGGACGAGGCCACTGCTGCGAGCTGGGAAGGTCGCTTCCAGGCCGTGCTGTCTGAGGTCCAGGGCAACGAAAATCGCCGCTCCGGCCCGATGGTAGCGAGGGCGCGCTGATGGTGCCTGTCATTGGCTTTGCGCCGGATGCGGACCTGACCACGCCGGGGCTGATCTCTGCCTGCAGCAATTTGGTGCCGTACCTGAACGGCATGGAGGGCGCCCCCGAGCCTGCCACGCCTGCGAACACGCCTGTGCTGGCCGACGAGTGCCGTGGCGCTGCGGTCGTGACCAAGCTAGACGACACGCGCCGGATCATCGCTGGCACTACCACCCGCCTGTATGAGCTGTCGGCCGGCTCTTGGGTGGATCGTTCCAGGGTGGGCAACTACAGCGGCGGCATCGATACCCGCTGGTCGATTACGCAGTTCGGCGACGCTACGCTGGCAACCAACCGGGTAGAGCCGATCCAGCGCTCTACCGGCGGCGCCTTTGCTGACATTGCGACCGCGCCGAAGGCCGAGATCATCTTCAGCGTGCTGTCCTTCGTGATGGCCCTGAACACCAATGACGGCTCCGAGAAGCCAGACGGCTGGCACTGCTGCGCCGCGTTCGATGATACGAGCTGGACGCCGAGCACGACCACGCAGGCCGCTTCCGGGCGCCTTGTGGCCACTGCAGGCAAGATCACGGCGGGCCAGCGCCTTGGCGAGTACGCCGTGGCCTACAAAAAGAACTCGATCTACCTGGGCCAGTACGTTGGCGCCCCTACCGTCTGGAACTGGATACAGGTTCCGGGCGGTACCGCTGGCTGTGTCGGCAAGGAAGCGCTCTGCGACATTGGCGGCGCTCACTTCTTCGTCGGCGAGGACAATCTGTGGCTGTTCGACGGCACCCGGCCAATGCCAGTCGGTGAGGGCGTAGTACGCCAGTGGTTCAACGAGACCTGCAACCCGCAGTATCGCTACCGCACGATCTGCACCTATGACCGGCAGAATGATCTGGTGTGGGTCTTCTTCCCATCCAACAGCGCCACAACCCCTGATTCGGCCCTTGTGTACCACGTCACCGGCAAGAAGTGGGGCGTGGCCAACCGCGCGGTAGAGGCGGTGCTGAACTACATCCAGCCAGGCGCCACGATTGACGGCCTGACGGCGTTTTCCGCGACGATTGACGGCCTTTCGTCCTACTCGTTCGACTCGCAGTTCTGGCTGACTGGCGGGCGCTCCATTGCGATCTTCAACACCTCGCATCAGCTGCAGTCGCTGACCGGCGCGTCCGTAGGCTGCTCGCTGACCACCGGCGAGGTAGGCGACGACTACGCCGTGTCTTCGCTGCGCGGTATTCGCCTGCGCTATGCCGTGGCGCCGACCACGGCCAATGCTGAGGTGTCCGCACAGCAGAACTCTGGCGTCGGCTTCACCTCAACCGGTACCGGCACCGTTCTTGACGGTAAGTTCGACGTACGGCAGACCGCGCGCTGGCACAAGGCGACCTTCAACTTCACCGGCCCGGTGCGCATCACGCACATGGATGCCGATGTAGTACCGGCAGGGCTCCGCTGATGCAGAGGCTCAACACGACCCCGCGCGTAGGCGTCAATGATCCACTGCTGCAGCGCGAACTGCGCGAGCACGCTACCCAAGTCAACCTGATGGCCGAAGGGCGCCTTGCGGCGTTCTACCAGGCCCGCACGGCCGCACCGACCACAGAGGCCTGGGCGCAGGGCGACTTTGTTCTGAACTCGGCGCCGACCGAACTGGGCACCGCTGGCTCGAAATACATCATCCACGGCTGGCGCTGTGTCGTGTCGGGCACGCCCGGCACCTGGCTGCAGTGCCGCTTCCTGACGGGTAACTGATGAAGCTGATTCCGATCCCGGCTACGCATATCGACTTTGCGTGGCGCGATGGCGCGCACGTGCTCTCCAAGGCCTGCGATGTGTCTGGAGGCGAGATCACTGGCGATCAACTCAAGCTGATCCTAGCCAGGGGCGAGCGGACTTTGCTGCGCCTGGATGACGAGGAAACCACCGTAGGCTGGGCCGTGGTGCGCGTCGATCAGCTCCCCAACATGCGCGTGATGATGGTGACTGACCTCGTTGCGCCTGGCGGCTACTTCGACCGCTGCCTGGAGCCGCTGCGCGAGATCTCCCGCGCGTTCGGCTGCTCCGTTATCCGCTGCGCCGCCAAGCCGGCCCAGCAGCGCCTGTATCAACACAAATGCGGCTTCAAGCCGGTTTATCAGATTCTGGAGGTGTCCGTATGATCAGTCGGCGCGAGCTGTACGCGATGGGCGAGCCGTTCGGCGAAAGCTGCACTCGCATGGAGTCTGGCCGCCTGATCTGCGGCGGTGGCGGCGGTGACAGCGGCAAGAGCACCACGACCACCGAGATTCCGAAGGAGCTGAAGCCTTTGGCTACAGCCTATGCCGACAAGGCAATGGGGCTGAGCAACCAGCCGTTTCAGCGCTACCCAGACCAGCTGCGTTACCAGCCATTTAACCAATACCAAGACCAGGGGATTGCGCGCGTTGCCCAGCGCGTAGGGGCCGGCTCCCCAACCATATCTAACGCCGAGGCGCAGCTTAACAACATCATCTCGGGGGGAAATACCAACCCCTACCTCGACAAGATGGTGAGCAAAGCTCAGGACTCGGTGCGCTCGCAGTTCAACACTGGCGCGGTTAACTCCGGCAGCTTCGGTAACTCGGGCCTGCAGGAGCAGTTTGCCGACAGCCTCGGAAACGTGGCAACGCAGATGTACGGCCAAGCATACGACCAAGACCGCGCCCGCCAGATGCAGGGCATCGGCATGGCTCAGCAGTTCGGCAACCAGGCATATACCGACGCCGCGCAGATGCTGAATATCGGCCAGATGGTTCAGGACCAGGCCCAGCAGATCAGTGACTTCGACTACCAGCAGTTCCAGGAATACCGAGACCTTCCATACAAGCAACTCGCCGCGATGGCTGGCGTGTTTGGCTCTGGCCTTGGCCAGACTTCGACTACTAAGTCCTCTGGCGGGGGTGGCAAATGAGCTGGCTTGGCAATCTGGGCAACTTCGAGCTGTTCAATGCGAAAGGGATGCTCAATCAGGTCAAGGACAACCCCGCGCGGCTGCTGTACGGCTCGGCTGACCCGTTCTCGACCAAGGTCTGGAATAAGATTCTTGGCACTGACGACAAGCCCCTCATTGACCAGTGGGGCGGCGCTGCCAGCCACCGCTATCAAGAGGCCGAGGACGCTGGGATTGATACCCGCGCGGGCCGTACCGGGCACAACGTGGCCAAGACCATCGCCTCGTTCTACGCGGGCGGCTACGGTGCGGACAAGGCGGGCGGCCTGCTTAGCAGCGGAACCGGGGGCGGCTCGGCTACCTGGGTCGATGGCGCCGGCAAAGTCGTGGGTCAGGCCCCTGGCTCTGGTAGCGGCGCAATCGGCGGCGCACAGAGCCAGCCCGGCCTTCTGAGCACCTTTGGCGGCAAGCTCAAGAGCGCCAACGAGGCCGTAGAGCCCTATATGCAGGCCTACCAGATCGGCCAGCAGTTCATGCCGCAGGGCCAGCAAGCGCAAGCGGCTCCGCAGCCTGTGATGGCCCAGAACATGGGCGGCGGGCCTGAAACGCTGGCAATGCTGGCCAACCAAGGCCGCCAAGCACAGGACACCATGCTGCAAAACTCCGCTGCCGCCCGCGAGGCGCGCCGCGCTAACCGTCGAGGGCTGCTGGGATGATGCAGGGTCTGCTGGATTTCGCTAAATCGCCCGCTGGCGTGGGCCTGCTGTCGGCTGTGGCTGGCGGCTTGGCCGGTGCTCGCCGTGGCGCCCCGCTGAACACGCTTGGCGCGGCTGGCCTGGCTGGCCTGACGGGCTATAACGCCGCAAGCTCGATTCAGGAGAAGCAGCTGGCACGGGCACAGGCTGAGAAGGTGCGCCAGGCTGTGCCCACTCTGTTCAAGCAGGGGCCAGACGGGCAGATGACGTTTGACACCATGGAAGCCGTCAAAATCATGGACCCGGAGCAGGTTGCCGCTTATGCCAAGCTCCCCAACGCTGGCCGCGCAAAAGTCGCTCGCACAGTTGAAGTCGCAGGACCTGGAGGCGTCAAGCAGATCCAGCAGTTTGACGACTACGGCAACCCTGTTGGCCAAGGCCTCGACGGCTATGTCGCTCCGCAAATGGTCGATACCGGCGACCGGAAGATGTTCGTCACGCCGACCGCTGGGCAGTCGTTCAGCGTCGGCCTTTCGCCGGCCGAGATCCTGGCCAACCAGCGCGGGCAGGCAAGTCTCGCTCTGCGGGACCAGAACAACCGCATTCTGGCCGAGGCCAACGACATTCAGCGCACCGCGCAACGGACGCATGTCGAGGTCATGCCGGACGGATCGGTTAAGCTGATCGACAAAGGCACCGGCCAATACATCGAGCCAATGTCGCCAACAGGGCAGCCGATGCCCAAAGTGCCGGCAAAGCTCACCGAGGGCGAGGGCAAGGCATCACTGTATCTGAGCCAGATGCAGGACGCCTCCCGAACTCTTGCCACACTGCCGGAGGTGTCTCCGATTAAGGTCGGCGCGACGGGCAGTTCGTGGACTAACTGGATGGCGCCAGAAAGTGCGCAGAAGGTGGGGCAGGCGCAGCGCCAGTGGTCTGAGGCTTATCTGCGCGCAAAAACAGGCGCCGCGGCTACCGAATCGGAAGTCCAAGGAAATATTCAGACCTTCTTCCCGGTGG